ATTAAAGAATATCGCATGTCTCTCATGTCAAAAAATTTTGATGAAAAATCTAAAATAGAGGGAAAATCTAATTATATTATTAGATGTTCAGCATTTTTAGAAGTTGCTAATTATATAAAAAAACAAAAATTTATTGAAAAAGAATATGATGATTTTGTTTTAAATTCCTCAAAGTTGTTATTTGAGGAACTTTTAAATCATAAAAGAAAAACCAATATTAATAATGTTGATAGTATTGGAGTATGGGTATCATTTGAAGATGGAATGGAAGTAGATAATTCTATTGATCTTTCAGTTCTTAATGATATTAAAAATTATGGTTCTAAGGATATAGAACCTATAAAAGAATTTTTTAAAATGACCTTAGAAATATGAAAGCAAGAAAAGTAAATGAAGATTTTATGGATGATTTAATAGGCGGCGATGCTGCTGTTAAAACAATAGCGGGATGGGATAAAATGTATAGAAAAATATCTAATAAAGAATATACTATTAAATTAAATAAGCCATCCATAATTACTACTAATAATGATACTGACTATAATCAGCTCATCTTTCTTTTACAAAAATATCGTGTTCCTTTTGAACAATCAGAAGCTGTTAAAGAAGGAAAACTTCGTTTCTCAGATGGAGTGGAATTTGAAACATCAGGAAAATTAAGAGCAGAAAAACGATTTGATGGGTGGTATGTTGTAGGTGAAGGAAAATTAATTCCCGTTGATTCAGAAGAAGAAGGAAATGAATTAATAAAAAAAATCTCCTCTAAAAACTCCCCAGAATAAATAATTGTGTTCATAGCTTAACATGAAATAAAGCACTCATACAAATTTGTATAAGGGAAATGAGTTAAAGTCTCTTTGGACACAATTTTTGTGTTCATTATAAAACTTTATATAAATATGACTATATAAATATTAAATTCATAAAAAATGAAAATAAAAATAGGAAATAAAATTTATGATCCACATGAAGAACCAATAATGTTAATATTTAATGATGAAGCTGATAGAAATGAAATCATAACTCATTTGTCTCAAATGGATTCAGAAGCAAGAAAATATTGTATGTTTGATGATAAAAAAATAAATAGAGAAGATATTAAAAAATTTATGAAAGTTGAATAATTATGAGTGGTGGACATTATGAGTACATGTATTTTAAATTGGCAGAATTAGCAGATTATATAGAAAATGATTTTGTTAATGATGGTAAGTATATGGGTGAAGATTGGTCTTTATCATCTGAATCATATCTTAATAACGAAAGACCTATAGTTGAATGTGATAGACTTGAAGACGCAACTAAAGAAGAAAAAGAAATTATACTTAAAGAAATTAAATTATTAATTATTGATCTCAAAAAATGTTCAAAACGCGCTAAAGAACTTGAATGGTATATGAGTGGAGATACTAGTGCAAAAACTTATTTAGAACGATTAAAAAATATTTAACATATAAAATTAATAACCTTATAAATCATTAAAAATGAAACATATAATAATAGAAGGTGGAGATAATCTTGGTAAAGATTTACTAATTGAAGGAATACTAAAACATTTTAAGGCAGATAATATAACAATAAGACATTTTGGTAAACCGCCTAAAATTTTTCCTGAAGGAATAACACCATTAGAATTTCAATTTAAATGTTTCTGGAAAGAAACTTATTTGTTAAAAAATATTAGACAAATGGAAGATGATGAATATAATTATTATGAAAATGTAGTTATATGGAATAGATCTCATCTAGGTGAATATGTATATGGCCAAATGTTTAGGGAAGAAGATCCAAAAGAATTAGAGAGTTTTTTATATAATTTTGAAATTCGTAATTTAATAAATTATCCAAATGAAACATTTCTCATTCTTTTAACAGCAGATCCTAAATTCTTTTTAAGCAAAGAAGATGGTAATTCTTTTTCAAAAAATTTAAAAGAAAAAACAAGAGAACTTCAATTATTTGATAAAATTTTTGACTTATCTCAAATTGATAATAAATTAAGATTACAAGTAAATAACGGAAAGGAATTTAAACCAAAAGAACAATTACTTAATTCAGTTTTAGATATTATCAAAGAAGTTCAAAAAGAATTAATATGAAAAAGAAAAATAAAGTAGCTCTCATATCAGGAATTACGGGTCAGGATGGGAGTTTTTTAGCTGAACTTCTTCTTTTTAAAGGATATGAAGTTCATGGTATAATTCGCCGATCTTCTTCATTTAACACTGCTAGAATTGAACATATCTATCAAGATCCTCACATTAATCATAGAATGTTATTTCTTTATTATGGAGATATGACTGATTCTTTGTCAATAGATGATATTGTAAATAAAGTTAAGCCTGATGAAGTTTATCATTTAGGGGCTCAATCTCATGTTAGAGTTTCATTTGATGTACCAAAATATACAGCTGATGTTGATGCTGTTGGAACACTTGTTTTTTTAGAAGCAATTCGAAAACATTGTCCAAATGCAAAATTTTATAATGCATCTACTTCTGAACTTTTTGGAGTTAATGATGGAACGGAACAAACTGAAGAAACTCCATTTTATCCTCGATCTCCCTATGGGTGTGCTAAATTATATTCTTATGCAATCTGTAGAACTTATAGAGAATCATATAACATGTTTGTTGCTAATGGTATTTTATTTAACCATGAGTCGGAACGTCGAGGCTCGACATTTGTAACACAAAAAACTGTAGAAGGATTAATAAATTACAGCAAAAATAAAACTTCATTTTATTTAGGAAATTTAAATGCACGTCGTGATTGGGGATATGCAGTTGATTTTGTATATGGTATGTGGTTAATGTTACAAGAAGATAAACCAAATGATTATATTTTAGCAACCAATAAAACCCATACAATAAAAGAATTTATAGATGAATGTTTAATATATTTACCAAATAACCAAAATTATATATGGAAAAATGATAGAGATGATAGAGATATACTTTGGAATAAATTTGATAATAAATTAGTTATAGGAATCAATAAACATTATTATAGACCAGCAGAAGTAAATTATTTGCGAGGAAATTATAATAAAGCTAAAACGAAATTGGGGTGGGAACCAAAAGTTAATTTTAATGAGTTAGTGAAAATTATGATGTTGTATAAATTAAATCAATAGATTTTTTATATTTAAATCCAGTTCTTCTGTTATTTGGATGGGGTTTACCTTTATGAGCGCTTTTCATTTTTTCGCTTGTTTCTTTAGATACACCGATTTTACCTTTATTCCATGCTGTTTGTTTTCCTTTTAGATTTTTATTCCAAGGAACTTTTTCCAAATGAACTCGACGATTTTTTTCATTTGCTTCATCAGAATGATGTTTTCCTAACATTGCTTTAGCATTATTTTTACTGATTTTATTCTTAGTTTCTTGTGATAATTTTATACCACGTAATTTAGATGGACAACCTCTTATCTTAGAAACTCTTTTTTCAATAGTTTCTGAAGATTGCTTTAAACCAGTTAAGGATTTACTGATTTTATTTTTAGTTTCCTGAGATAATTTTCTTCCTTTATGTATGTTAACACATGATTTTCTTATTTTTTCTTTATGTTCTTCTGATAATTTGCATCCACCCATATGAAATTTTAAATGATTATTTGGAAGTACTCTATTGTAACCATTTGGTGCTAAAGTATTATATTTTAAAATATATTCTGTTTCAACATTTAACATTTCTTTTTTGTTATTACAATATTTTAAGATTTCTCTTTTAAAAGTATCAGTATCTTGTATTTTACGTTCTATTTTTAAAGTTTTACTTGAACACCAATAATTATCTTCATTAATGTTATTTTTATAACACATATGACTTCCAACATATTGTTTATTATTAAGAATATTAGTAATAATATAAATGTAATAAAATTTGCAAATTTTTTCTTTTCTCATTATTACCCTCTATTATTTTGAAGAATAAATATTAAAAGCAGGACAGCCGTTGATCCCTCTTCGGTTTCTTTATTTCTGGATAAAGATTACTGCTTTATTTATATATTTATAAAATTTAAAACTTTAATACATGAAAAATATATAATAATGAAAAATTAATATTATGGTATTTTATGTGAAAAAGGGTTTTTATTAACATAAAATTGATAATGAGAGTTAACCAGAAACCCTGCGGACACTTGGAGATCCAAGACCCAGATGACGTTAAAAAAATCCTTGGTAAAATCGATCGACAGCATGCTTGCTGTTAGTGACTCTCCCCATATTATTGTAGAAGAATTAAAATAAAAAAAATGAATATTATTACAAAAGAAGAATTTAATAAAAATATTAAAGAATTAAATGAAGTTACACTTGCTTTAAAACAAATTTTAACTATTTCTTCAAATATTAATAAAAATACACATTTTCCTTATGAAATAAGTATGTTTAAAATAGAAGATCATATTGCTAAAATTCTAAAGAAAATAGAAATTCTTAATAAACAATATAATTGTAAACATGAAAATGTTTCTGATTTTAATTATATTGGGCATGATCATAAAAATAGTTATTATGAAAAAAAATGTATTGATTGTAATTTTATAGTAGATCAATATTCAAAATAGAGTAATGGATTATCTTCATTTAACACATAAGAAAAATTTAAATTCAATTTTAAAATATGGTTTACTTACTTCTTATGTTAAAAATGATGATCATTGGGATATCTTTAAAAAATATAATTTAAAGAAAAGAAAATGTATATATATGTGGGATGGAGAAACTTTTAATAATACTAAGTTTATTAAAGATATGATATATACAAAATTTTTTATTCATCCAAGAAATGAAATTTTTGTAGAAAAAGAAAAAGATGGAAAATATATTGATTTTAATAATTTTGGAAATAAAATTTTTGGAGAAGATTCTTTATTTTATTTAATAAAAATTTTTAATTTTGAAGATTATTTTGGAGATTTTCAACATATGCAAAGTCCTTCAGATGATAAATATTCAACTTGTACTATAATGGATGATAAATATGCACATGATGATAAAAGAGTACACATAAGCGATAGAAAAATTAATCCACAAAGTTTTGATATTATAGAAGAAATAAATACTAGAATTTATAAAAATAAGGAATTGGGATTTACGTTTAGAAAATATAAAAAATGAAAAAAACAAACTCCCAGTATCTTCCTAAAAGAAATAGGATTTTTACTCAAGATCCAAAAGTATTAGAATTTATTGATTATTACAAAAATAAATATAGTCAAAATATAAGAAATATAGAAATAAGATTATATGATGAAAAAGATGCAAAAGAGAATGAATGGCAAATCTGGATAAGTGAATGTTCCGAAAATAATAAACAAGGAATGAGTTGGGTACCTTGGCAAATACGAGAAGTACCCTCATTTCTATTTAAAAAGAGAGTACCTCCTAAAAATAAACGTTATAAATTATCTAAATGAAAAAAACAAGTAAAATATATGTAGCAGGGCATACTGGATTAGTAGGTTCAGCAATAATAAGAAAACTTAAAAGTAAAGGACATAAAAATATTAGAGTTTTTAACCATAAAGAACTAGATCTTACTGATAAATCAGCAACAGAAACAATGTTTCGTATTTGTCGACCTAGATATGTTATTTTAGCCGCAGCACGAGTCGGAGGTATTCACGCAAATAATACAAAGTCTGGAGAATTTTTTTATGATAATATTATGATTCAGACGAATGTAATGGAAGCTGCAAGAAAATATGGAACAAAAAAACTATTATTTTTAGGTTCATCTTGTATATATCCAAAAAAAGCTCCTCAACCAATTAAAGAGGAATATCTTATGACATCCCATCTTGAATCAACTAACAGTGGATATGCAACAGCAAAAATAGCTGGAATAGAAATGTGTAAATCATATAGAAAGCAATGGGGATGTGATTTTATATCTGTAATGCCTTGTAATTTATATGGTCCTGGAGATAGTTTTTCTCTAATGGATAGTCATGTACTTCCTGCTTTTATACGTAAATTTCATGATGCAAAAATGAATGGAATTCCCCAAGTAGAAATTTGGGGGGATGGAACTCCAAAAAGAGAATTTATGTATGTTGATGATGCAGCAGAAGCCTTATATTTTTTAATGCAATATTATGATGAGAAGAATCATATCAATATAGGAACAGGAGAAGATGTTCCTATTAGTTTTCTTGCTAAAATGATTAAAAATATTGTTGGATATGAAGGAAAGATATGTTGGAATAAATCATACCCAAATGGAACAATGCGAAAACTTTTAGATAATTCTCGCATACAAAGTTTAGGATGGAAACCAGAAATCAGTCTTGAACAAGGGATAAAAGAAACATATGAATGGTTTGTTGAAAATTATAAAAACATAAGAAAATAAAAAATTATGAGAGCTTATTTTGGACCTAATATAGCGGAAGTTTTTGAAATGATATTAGAGGATTTATGGGAAGATTCTGATTTTGTGACTTCTCCAAGAGGAATGGAAGTTAAAGAAATTATAGATTGTTCAATGGAAATTGAAAATCCAATGTTAAATATTTATACAAATAAATATAGAAGTTCTCCATTAAAATATATAGCAGCAGAATTACTTTGTTATTTCTCAGGAACAAAGAATCCAACTTACATTGAAAAACATGCATCCCTCTGGAAGTCCTTACATAACCCAGATGGGACTGTAAATAGTTTATATGGTAACCTATTATTTGTTGAAAAGAATGAACATGGGTTAACCCAGTATCAATGGGTCATTGAATCTCTTAAGAAGGATAAAGATAGTAGACAAGCCTTTATGCATTTTAATAGACCTTATCATCAATGGTTTGGAAATAAAGATCAAGTTTGTACATTACAAGCAATATTTCATATAAGAGAGAATAAACTTTATATGACAATTACAATGAGGTCAAATGATGTGATTTATGGATTTATGACAGATTGGGCTTTTTTTAGTATACTTCAATATCATGTGTTTTTACATATGAAGAAATATTATCCTGAACTTAAAATGGGGTCGTATACTCATATAAGTCATTCAATGCATTTATATGAACGACACTATGATTTGGTAAAAAATATGATGGTTACACCATATTTTAAAAGGGCACCATTTAAACCAGAATCACTTCCACTATTGAATGAACCAATTCTTGATGAAACTGGAAAAATTTTAGAAAAATATACAAAGTTCTTAGAACCTATTACAAGAGGTGAAAAGCCAGATTATTCACAAAAAACAGGAAATGATTTATTTGATTGGTGTTTTAAAAAATTAAAAAAATGAGTTGGATAGGAACATATACAGGAGAAAAATTTGTTTTCAATAATATTGAGAAAAATAAAATTCATATAGAAGACATAGCTCATTCTTTATCGATGCTTTGTAGATATAATGGACATTGTAAAAAATTTTATAGTGTAGCAGAACATTCAATATTAGTATCTTCTGTGTTATTAGATGAATTAAAAATTCACGGTTTATTACATGATGCTGCTGAGGCATTTATTTCAGATATCCCAAAATTATTTAAAAAAACAATTCCAAATATAAAAGAAACCGAAGAATTGATTTTAAGACATATTTATAGTGAATTAAAAATTCAATACCCATCTGAATTAGAGATAAGAATTATTAAGGTAGTAGATACAAGAATGCTTCAAACAGAACGTAAAATATTAATGCCTGATAATGATATGGTATGGGGATATATGGATGATATAAAACCTTATGATAATATAAAAATATCTAATTATTTGCCTGATAACGCAAAACTTTTTTTTATGAAAGAATATAACATTTTAAATAAATTAAAATAATGATTATAGAATTTTTAACAACAAAGTATAATTGGAGTGAAGGATATGAAACTGAAATCTTAGAGGATGATGAAGATTATTATTACTTTGAAGATGAAGAGCACTTATACACTTCTATTGATAAATATCTTGAAGATTCAGAATTTATTATAAAATGAGTTCTATACCCGGAACACCATACAATCCAATTCGAGGGAAATATGGACATCAAGCAGTAATAAAAACTTGTGAATATTTGGATTCACAAAAAATTCCTTACAAAACAACAAAACATTTTTTTGGTTATTGGAATCCAACATTAGATAGGATTTATGGAGATATTATCATGTTTGATAAATATTGGTTCGATGTAAAAAGAAATTCAATAACTGAAAGATCAATTGAGGATTTTAAAGGTTTTGGATATATATTGTGGCATCATAATTTGGATAAAAATATTTTTATTTCAAAAAATAAAATAACTAAAGTAAGAGATAATTTAATATTAGAATCTGTGGATTCAGGTGAAATGGCTTTTAAATATCGTAGTTTCTATCAATTTGATGATTTATTAACCTTTGAAGAACTTTGTGAAAAATATTTTTTAAAATCTAAAACTATCTAAAAGAAAATTTCTATAAAATGGTTATAAATAGGTATAAATAGATTTTTTTTAAAGATATATAATATATGGAAGATAAAACTTATTCATATAAAGAAATTATTTTAATGTTTGGAATTACCAAACAAACATTAAATAATTGGCGAAAATTAGGGGTTATTAAATATAATAAAATAACAAGAAAAACATTTAGATATTATCTTCCCGAATATAAAAATAAGGAAGAAAATGAAAAAATATAATGGAATTATTTATTGCGCTACTTCTCCATCTCAAAAAAAATATTATGGATTTAGTTTTAACTTTGAAAAAAGAAAAAAGGAACATTTAAGAGCTTCAAAAAAATCCAAAAACTCCATTTTTTATAAAGCTATTAATAAATATGGTTTTGAAAATTTTTATTGGGAAATTAAAGAATCTTTTGAAAATAAAAACAAAGAAATACTTAAAGAACTTCTTAGAAAAAAAGAATCTTATTGGATAAGAAAAGACAAAACATTTATGCCTAATGGATATAATATGACATTAGGTGGTGATGGCGGCGATACTCTTTCTAATCATCCCAATATAAAATTAATAGGGAGAAAAATATCTAAGAAAAATACAGGTAAAAGAAGGTCTAAAGAAACAAAGAAAAAAATAAGTGATGCAAAAAAGGGAGTAATTTTTTCGGAAGAAACAAAGAAAAAAATGAGTATTCAAGCTAAAAGAAGAATGAATAAACCCGAAGAAAAAAAACGTTTAAGTGAATTAGCAAAACAAAGGACCGGAAATAAAAATCCCTTTTATGGAAGAACTCACACAGAAGAAACAAAAAATATATTAAGGGAAAAATGCCCTAAATTTGGAAAAGAAAATGGAATGTATGGAAGAACTCATACAAATATTACAAAAGAAATTATTGGTGAAAAGAACAAAATTAAACCTAAAAAAATATGTCCTTATTGTAAAAAAGAAATAGATATAAGAAATTATGCGCGATGGCATGGAAAAAAATGTAAATATAAAACTTCTCCATCTTTTTGTATATAATAATAAAAAACTATGAATCAACAACAAATGAAAATTACACCTGAAATGGTTAAAAACGGAACTAACATTAAATGTGAAGGATGTGGAAATTTAATCTTTGTAGAAAAAGTTATATTTAAAAAAATTGCAGCCGTTCTTTCACCATCAGGAAAAATTGAGGTTATTCCCATGCCAATTATAGTATGTGATAATTGTGGAAAAGTCTCTGAAATTTTTGACCCACAAAAAATAGTTCCAAAAGAATTAAAGGTAGTTAAACTTAGTCCAAAAACAAATCCATCAAATAATTTAAAAATACAAAGATGAAAGAAAGACAATTTTATAAAGTAGCCGTAAAGGTAGAATTTGAAAATAAAAAAGGCCAAATTAAATTTCGTAAAGAAGAATATTTAGTTAATGGTGTAAATCCAACTGATGTTGAAGTACAAATTACAAAAGAAATGGAAGGATATGGAGATTTTGAAATAATTTCAATTGTTCTTACTAAGATTCTTGCTGTATTAGATAAATAAAGGTTGTTATAGTTTAAATTAACTATAATAAATAATAAAAGAATTAAAAATTATTTATTATGGCAATGACCAATTTTAAAAAATCTGAATTTAAGTTTAGCGAAACTTTTAATAATTCAACAGGAAAAACATCTGGTAGTGGTTTTATTGGTGTGTTAATGGGATTAATTGCAATCTTATCTTTTATTGCTGGAGTAGTGGGATGGTATTTGGGATTAGATAATGCTATGGAATTTTTGGAAAAGGTTTTACAACTTGGAGCATTATCTGCATTGTTAATGGGAGTTAGAAAAGCAGCAGGTGCATGGGGAAAAAAGGATAATACTAATGAAGGAAAAGGATAATGCCAAACAATTACGACTTTAATAAATTAACAAATATTAAAGAAATTAAGATAAATCCAAAGGGATGGATATTAAATATAATTGTTGAATATGGTATTGGATATCATGGCGAAGATATTTCTTATTTTTGGAGAGTTAAAGGCACAAAACATACATTTGTTATTCCTATTCTAAGAATGGATTATTTAACAGAAGGAAATTACAATGCACATTTTGAAGAAGTTTTGGAATCATTCAGAGAAGACTATAAAAAATGGAAAAAAGAAGAATGGTATCTTGAATGGCAGCGAGAATATTACGAAGACTTTTCACAATTCATCATTTAATATACAAATAAAAGATGTAAAAATAAAAAAAATATTTTTAAAACACTAAAATTATGAAAGAAAGACTTTACATATTTTTTCAATAGGTTATAGGAAATAAAAAAAGTAAAAAGGCTAAAAGACTGATGAATATATAGAATAAAAAACTATATATGAAAAAACAATTTAATTTTGTTTATGTTACAACCAATTTAAAAAATGACAATCAATATATTGGAGATCATTCAACAAACAATTTAAATGATGGATATTTAGGAAGTGGTCGTATTTTTCTAAAAGCTATTAAAAAATATGGTTCAAATTGTTTCAAAAGAGATATTTTAAAGCAATTTGAAACAAAAAAAGAAGCTTTTGATGCTCAAGAAAAATATATTAATGAATATAATACATTAATACCAAATGGTTATAATATAAGTCCCAAGGGAGGAAACAATGTTAAAGGATGCCATTCAGAAGAGACAAAAAGAAAAATGTCTATTAATATAAGTGAAGGTAAAAAAGGTAAAAAATTATCTGAAGAACATAAAAGAAAGATAAGTGAAGGATTAAAAGGAAAAAAACATTCTGAAAAAACAAAAAAGAAATTAAGTATAGCTCATAAAGGTAAAAAATTATCTGAAGAACATAAAAATAAAATATCTAAAAAATTAAAGGGAATAAAAAGATCTGAAGAAACAAAAATAAAAATAAGTATAGCTCATAAAGGTAAAAAATTATCTGAAGAACATAAAAGAAAGATAAGTAGAAGCAGCAAAGGTAAAAAATTATCTGAAGAACATAAAAATAAAATATCTAAAAAATTAAAGGGAATAAAAAGATCTGAAGAAACAAAAATAAAAATAAGTATAGCTTTAAAAGGAAGAATAGTAACTTTAGAGACACGAGAAAAATTGAGAAATATACTCAAAGGGATGAAACGTTCAAAAAATTTTTGCAAAAAAATGAGTATTATACAACAAGGAAAAAAAAGAGGAAATTATAAAACCAAAAAATATGAACAGTGAAAAAAGATACTTTCAATGGATCAATGGTGCTCGTAGGGGTGAAGTACTTATTTTTGATAAAATTGAAGAAGAAGATAATATGGTATTTGTAAGCTTTACAGATAAGTCTCGATGTAATGAAGATTTAATATTACCTATCAATCAAATAAATAATAGAAACATGCTCATGGCCGAAGTGGAAAATCCTAATAATATTTGGGTTTTTAAAGAAAAATGGGTTGGCAGAGAAGAAGAAAGATGGGAGAAAAATCAAGATGGTGCTAGTGTATGTGTTCAACCATTTATTGCTGGTAGAAAAGAAATAATTCAAATTCCGCCAAAAAAATCAGTGGCAAAGTTTGGTGAAATTTCCAAACAACCAACAGTTGCAACAGTTGCATCTTCTATATCTGATCATGTTGATCATTCTAATGACCCTGTTTGGATTACACTTAGTAAATCAAAAAAAACTGAAATGGAAATAGAATTAAATTTAACCATAACTGCTCCATCAAAAGAATTATTCAATATAATTAAAGAAAATTTTGACGAGGGTGATAAAAAAACCCTTAATTATATTATTGAAAATATAAATATTGATGAAATAAAAAAATCTCTTATTATATCATTTAAAAAATTTTATAATGAAATAGAAAAGTTTGAAAATAAAACTATACATGAAAAAACTATTTAATTATGTTTATATAACTAGAAATTTATTAAATAATAAACAATATATCGGAGATCATTCAACTAATAATTTAAATGATGGTTATTTAGGAAGTGGGTCAATTATAAAAAATGCTATTAAAAAATATGGAACGAAAAATTTCAAAAAAGAAATTTTAGAAAATTTTAAAACAAAACAAAAAGCTTTTGATGCTCAAGAAAAATATATAAATGAATATAATACATTATCCCCAAATGGATATAATATAAGTTCCAAAGGAGGACATCAATCTAAAGGAAGTGTTTCTAAAAAAACTAGAATAAAAATTTCTTTAGGAAATAAAGGAAAAATAGGTTCTAATAAGGGTAAGAAATATTCTAAAGAAACTAAAGAAAAAATGAGTATTTCGGCAAAACAGAGAGGAATACCCGAAGAAACTAGAATAAAGCAGAAAAAAGCAGTAACAGGAAAAAAACTTTCTGAAGAACATAAAAGAAAAATAAGTAAATCTCTTAAAAATAAAATAGTTTCTAAAGAAACAAAAGAAAAAATGTCTAAAGCTCAAAAAGGAAAAAAACTTTCTAAAGAACATAAAAGAAAAATAAGTAAATCTCTTAAAAAAAGAAACAAAAGAAAAAATATATAATTAAAAAATAATACCATGAAAATGGATAAAAAAATAGAAAAGAAAATTGTTTTACATGGATCATTC